TACAGTCATTGTGTCTACAGAACTACCATCTAAATAAAGAGTTAGGGTGGTTCCTGATAATCTAAATACTAAGAAGTGCCACTGACCATCAGTTACATCTACACCAGTATTAAGAACATGGTCAGCATTTGAATGGTAGTTAGCATCAATTTCACCTAATGCATTAAAGGTTATATCTATATAGTTAGTAAAGTTTGTAAATTGCAATATGTTTGCATTGTCGTCAATGTTATTCTTCTTAACCCAGAAACCAATTGAGAAATCTCCATCAGTTAGTTCTGGGTTAATTACAGCAGGGCTAGTTCCATATCCAGAGATAAGTCCATTTGATGCATTACCAGTATATTTGATTGCACCTGATCCCTGCACACCGCCATTAAATTCTGAGTCTGTGGTTCCATAGAATGACCAGGCAGATGTACCACCAGTTCCATAGTTGCTAATCTTTCTATATTCATCAAACTTGTACCATTGCTCTAGAGTCAATGTACCCATATATGTATTTAAAGATTGAGGTAAGTCTAAGTCGTTTTGTAATGCATCTCCCGCTGCTGCAGATGCTGTCATAGGGGCGGCAGCATAGTTGATAACAGTTATGCTTGAAGGCATTGGCAATGCTGCAGATGCTGTAAATACATCTGGTGTTGCATATACTGCAGATCCAGCTACGTAGTTTGCATTGATTTCTGAGGATGTTAACTCACGGTCATACATTGCAAATTCATCTAGGTTTCCCTTAAAGAATTCTGTAGTTAATGTTGAGTAGCCAATTGTTTTTGTTCCGTCAGAACCATCCCAATTTATTGTGCTTGTTGTAACTGGCAATGATGATTTTAAGGCTCCATCAACATATATCTTTATAGATGTTGTATTAAATGTTGCTACGGCATGGTGCCATTTACCATCATGATAAGTAACACCAGATGGAGTAAGTAAATTATATTGTGGAGCAGAACCAGCATCTATATAAAATTCTAGTCTACCTCTATCTGCTGGCGCAATTCCTGTTGTTCCAAGTATTCTAAAGCCCATTCCTCCGCCTGGAACTCCGCCATTTGGTGTATCTACTCTAAAGAAATGTCCTGAAAAATCTGATGTGTAATCTGTCGTTGGTGATTTGAACCATACTTCAACAGTAAAGGAACGGTCATCTAGCAAAGAAAATGCTGGAAAGTTTGATAATTGATATCCAGAGGCACCATTAAAATATATAGATCTGCCGTCTACAGATGAATCGCTGTTTAATAATGGAGCACCATATGTAGTTAATGAACAAGACAAAGAACCACTGTTAGTTGGTGTTCCTGCTGTTTCATTAAACTTGAACCAAATCTTTGGGTTCAAACTAGATATCTGATCAACGTAAGATGCCATAAAAATAGGCTGGTGGTCTTAGACCCCAGCCATTACTCCAATTCTAAATGATTCTGGGTTAACTGATGAAATGCTATTTCCGCCTACTGAAATTACAGGAGTAAGAGAGAAACGGGAAACAATTGGTGAGACAATGACGCAATCGGAGATATTCTCAACAACTGCAATTGCCTCCACTACTTCAGCGCCTGCTGTTAGTGGTCCCGTTTCTACTCTTACATCCATTAGCGATTACCTTACGCTACTGTGATACGCACAATACCAGTGCTATCCCATGTGATTGTAAAGTTACCATTGGTTGATGACTGGTCTGAACCGAAGTCAACGTATCCAATGAGAGCCTTAGCTCCTGCAGAAGCGCCTGAATCATCATAAACTACAGCGTAACGTGCTGTAATTGTTGAAGATGACCATGTGACATCTGCTGCATCAAGAATGATGACGTTATTTGTGCCATCGTATGTGACTGTCTTTGAAGACAAAGTTGAGCCACCAGTTGTGTAACCTGTACCTGTTACTTCGTATGATGAAACATCATCAAAGTAATCATGTGTATCTTGGTTAGGTGTGTAAGATGAAGATAGGAGAGCTACCTTGATGGTATCTGAATCCCAATCTACTTCTTTGTTAAGAGACTTTACGAGGAAGTTACCGTATAATTTGCTTGGCATTTATAGGACCTCCTTACGCTGATGTCTTCTCAATAATTGCAAAGCCTTCAGCTCTTGCAACTTCGAATGCACGACGTGCACGGACCTTGAGAAGGACACCATCTGTATCGAATTTAGCATCTTTAGAAACCATTGACTCAATACCAGCACGAACACCGTTGATCATAAGATCTGTGTTACCTACGATAAGGAGTGGGTTTCCTGAAGGAGTAGCAGAAGCTGCTGCACCTGTCATTGCACCTGTTGAGATTGTTATTGGGTATCCAAATAATGTACCTGTTGTAGTTCCTAGTGGATCTGTGAGGATTGGACGATTGTTGTCGTCAACTAATCCACGAAGAGTAGCTAGAAGCTGTGGGTGAACGATGAAGCCTGTCTTTGATGGATCAAAGTATGCAGACTGCTCAATCTTTGAAAGTGCCTGGTTAAGATCATCAAATGTAACTGCTCCAGCTGTCTGGATTAGGTTAGCTCCTGCTGATCCTGGTGAAACTGCACGGTAGATAGATGTGTATGGTGCTGCATCTGTTCCTGCTGCTGCAGCTGTTACACCTAAGCAAGCGTTGTCAAACTTCTTTGCCCAGTTAGTTGCCCACTGAGTCTTGTATGTGTTAAGAACATCAAGGAATGAATCGTTTAGATCTTCTTCTGAGATGTGCATGATCTTTGCCCACTTACGAGCTGTTAGAGTGATGTCATCAACTGTTACGTCTGACTCACCAATTGTTGCGCCTTCTGCGTATACGTTTGGAGCATCACCAACAAAGCGTGGAACACGCTTTACTGATGTTGACATTGGCTCACGACGTGCAAGCTTTTCAATTGCAGAGTTCTGCAATGAAGCCTGTACGACAGCTGAGCTGTGCTCTTCAACGATATAACCGTTAGCGACTGTTAATTCTGTACGTGCCATTTTGGTTTTATCCTTTTCTTGTTAGTTAGATTTTTTGCTTGAGATTAATATATTCGTCCGAATATCATTAGATTCGCAAGCCTAAACGTCCATCTAGCTTGCATAGTCTAATTATATCAGTTTATTAGTTCCCAAGCACGTATTTTGCTTGTAATTCTGATGCTGATACAGCAGCTTCAACTGATGAAGAAACTCCTGAATCTGCCCTACCGCCTACTATCTTCTTTGGATCAAATAGCTCTGGGAAGTCTTGTCTAAGAGCTTCCAATTGCATATCCAGACCATTGATTTCAAAGTCGTCGGTTAATTCAATTTCTGATGTCTTAATATACTTTAGTAATTTGTCAGCATTTGGAACACCATTTTCTAGTAAAGATTTAATTATCTTATCATTCTTAAGCTTAGTCTGAATAAGATTAGCCTTCTCTCTAGTCTGTGCTATTTCCAATTCTGCCGCCTCTTTTTCCATTCTAAAGCGCTTAGCATCATTCTTTGCACGATCCAATGCAGCCAAAACTGCTACTGGATCTTTGATCTCTGTAGATGTACCTTCTACGAGTTCTGTGTTTTCCATTTTTTCTCCTAATCGTCCAATTAAGGATTATTCAACAGAGCCTGATTCTTCGCCCAATGCGAAGGCTCTTTCTGCGGCCTGATTCTTCAGGGCGTAGTTGTGTGCGTTTACTATTTCAGATGTTGGTATTGGTTGAGCTCCAAGTTGTGCTTGTGACTCTTCAAAGATAGCATCTGCAATCTCTGGATCATAACCAGCCTCAAGAAGGATCTGACGGAGACCAACTCCAACAGACTTCTTGCGAACAGCGATGTCCCAATTATCTAATGAGTCTACTGACTCAGCATTCTCCCATTTAATTTCAACTTCATTTGTAAGACCTTCAATCTTAAACATGAACTTAAATAGATCTCTCCATGTTGAACCAAATGAAAGCTGGCGGTTTAATACCTTCTTAAATAGTGGTGCTTCTGCTACACGTAGTGCCTGGCCTGATGGCAAGGATGCTCCACGCATAAAGTAGTGGTTAGGTGTGCTTGTGATTGATGCCATTGCATTTACATACTCAATTACTGGGTTAGTAAATAGCGCTGCATCAGCTGCTGGGAACTGTCCAACAGATGAGACACCTTGTAAGTACCATAGTTCTCCTGGACCATTC